TCATAGAATAAAAGCTTTTGAGAAAATACAGGAAATGAGGTTATAAGTCTATAATCATAATTTATAAATCTCACCTCTTGCCTTTTAAGCTGAGGTTCCTCATCTGCTGCAACTTCAATTTTCACATTGGCATCCATTGATTCAAAAGTAACCTCACCCGTATACATTGAATAATAAAATTCATCGGTCAATTCGTATTCATCTGATCCATTTCGCTTTTTATATACATTAATGAATTCTGGCAACCAGTATCCAAAAGCACTTTTTAAATAAATCTTATACTTCAATCCATTACTTATCTTTGTAGTTGTGTCAGTTGTAGAAATGAATTCATCAAAGACCTTAATAATTGAATAAATTGAGAATGATATTGAACCACTTTTTCCAGACTCATTCATTAATGGATTAACGCATGTTGCTTGAATTATATAATTTTGTTCAGCTGCAAACTTACCGATCAAACTAAATGTTGTACCAGTCTGATAGAAAGCCACATCCTCGCCTGAATAAATGTTAAAGCCCTTATTGAAATTGCCGTTTGTACTTGGATTTGTAATGGTAATTGTGTCTCCACTTCTTGAAATAGAAGGAGTGTTAAGTGTTGGCATGTCTTTTGCTCCTTCAAATGTCCCTTCAATACCAGCAATAATTACACCCTGTGCTATGTTCTCTGGTAGAAATGCTTCTGGTTTAAGAATCACAACTTTATCATAGAGCTCATCATCAGGGACAACGACCAATTGATCTCCTTCAGAAAAGTCTAGTTCAATTATTCCTTCTGCAAGGTTTCCTAATGAAAATTGTTTTTTTATACCATCTTCACCATCAAATGAGATAGTTGAAATGTCATTATAAACAACATCCTCACCATACTTATTTTTAAGTATTATGTTTGTCTTTCTCATTGGTTACCTCCTTATCGTAAATTTAAGTTCGTACCATCTTGTTCTGTTTCATATACTTGATAGATTTCCAGTATGTCATTGATCAGCACTGGATTACGCCATGAAGTAATATCAAATTCAATAAAGGATTCAATACTTGCTTCAATAAATGTATTTACACTAAAAGAGTTGAAATCCACTTTAACTAAATTTGCATTGGTTGAGTCTTGAAATGCAAGTTCATGAATATTCATTGAGTCTTCTGCCAACCTCAAGCTTGGTTCTGCTTCAAACATTTCACTTTCAATATGATAAACTTCTACATTTAAAGGTGATATTGCATTAATCAAGGCATCTACTGATATCTGAGACAAGTAATTTGTTATAAATACATCACCTTCGTAATGCAATAAATCAAGTTCAAATTGTCCGCTGCTAAAATATGATCCTAAAGCACTTAGCATTTTGTCATCAACATAGCCTACAAGCGTAGCAGCATTAACAACTAATTCACTATAGTCAATAGCCTTCATAATTTTAGATTCGTTTGCTGCTACTTCTGAAATTATGTTTAGTCTATGAGAAAAATTATGAGCTACTTGTTTAATCAATTTGATTTCAGCTTTAGAACTTTCTATTGTTAACTTACTCAATAAGCTTTCAACTGGAAGTATTAATGCTTCTTTTACAACGGCACTTCCTTCATCGCTCAATATATGTGCGATTATTGAATCCATTATTATTCTTTCAAATGCAACACTCGAAGCGGTTATTCCATAAATATGATTTATTTCTGTTGAAGGTATAATACCAGCTTGTTTTGAATATGCACTTGAGTTTATGTTAGCTACTGCTGGAACTGAAGATACTGCTCTAGCAGCCAATGCTCTATTCATGATAGTTCTTTGCATTCTCAATACTGCAGAAACTATAGAATAAAGTTCTCTACCAGTGATTGTTTCCATATCACCAAGTGCTGTACTTTCTGCTGATGAATAGCTCTGTATTAATCGTGATTTTACAACTTCCACTTTAGCTGTTTCATAAATACTACTTAGAACATCTATGTATAAAGTTAGTGGTTCTAATTTTTTAAGTTCAGCTGTTTGAATTGTTGTTGAAATAATCTCATTCAGCATATCGATGATGTCTGGTAAGATCAGTGTTGCTTCGTTTAAGTGCTCAACTCTTAGATCTACATTTATTATTCTGGTGTTATTGCTAACTGCCAACTTAGCATTTTGGTTAATTTTTGAATACACATATGTATAAAGATTTCTATAAAGTTCTTCAAGTAATAATGTTGCTGATGCTGATAGACTAAATCTCTCCTTTATTGATAATGTTTGAGCAGCATTTTTAAGGCTTAGTAATACATCATTTGTGTGTTTGTTTTTACTGTTAATATGAAGTTCTAGTGGTTCGATGTATGCAAGTTCACTATTGGATACTGTGCTGTTTATTAGATCAACATTCAAAATAGCAGCATCAAGACTAACAAACTCAACCTGTGTCGTATCCAATGTAAAAGTAAATGCAACCATCGGTTCTGAAAATGTAGCTTCATTTTTAAAGATGCTAATAAGCAGATTAAGCTTTCTTGCAATTTCAAGAATGTATGATCCAAATACAGTATCAGGATAATTCGTTGTGCTAACTCCTCTAAAATCCAATCTCCCTACATAACCCTCATAGCCTCTATTGAATACCCATTCCCATGTCGTAGGAACATGCACTTCTATATTGTGCCTTACTGAGTTAAATATCTGAGCTGTTAGTGTTGGATAATACCCACTTAATAATGATCCACTGTATGTTGTATATCTATTATCCCAGCTAAGGTTCATAGCATTTAAGGTTTGATTTAACTTATTACAAAGTGCATTCCAAACCGCAGCTTTGAATTCAGCAGTATAACCTTTATTACTGATAGCATAGTAGGCCTTAATGGTATCATCGTCTTTGGTCCAGTCCCATGCTTCAAATGAAGTCGGTAGATTTAATTCTTTCATATAGACCACCAATTATCCAAATTTCGCAATAGCTGCACCAGTATAAATGTTCTTCATTTCCTTATCCTTAACCACATAAGCTGTATTGTCACTAAATCTAAAGAAGATACCATTATAACCAACCATCGCAGTAAAATTACCACTTTCATCAGCTGGTTCAGAGTTTCCAATCCACAGTCCATCAGTAAACTTTTTTATAAGTCCAAAATCAGTGAATGCTCCGCTTCCAGAACCAAGTTGAATAAATGGAAAGTCCTCTCCTTCTGTGGTATAACCTAGTCTTAATTTGATATCATTCGTGCTATTGAAAACCTCAAAGCCACTTGATGTCATTTGTGAGAATCCATCACTATGATCAACGTTACCTGCATAATATCTACCACCATAAATAGTTGATTCACCTGACATATAGGCATTCCCATTTTCATCAACAATAAATTTATTGTTAATGTTTATTCTTCCTGCATCAACTTCAATCGAGCCTTTAAATTTATAGGTGCCAGCAATAGGATCAAAGTAAAGTCTATCTCTAAAGATATAATCATCATCCATCGCCTGCATTCTAAACTCATCAGCATTCATTATCACTTTGGCTTTTTTATCTTCTCTTGTGACGGTTAAACCATCTTCAGACGATATCTTTACACCATAGTAACTTCTGTTGTTCTCAATTGAGTCTTGCTTTAACGAAACCAGATCTGCTTCAATCGTGGATTCAGTAACACCGACTTCAAGGTCATAATCTTTGCTAATAAAAGGCTTACTTGTAATTCCAAGAAGTCTTACATTTTCATCAATACCTAACCTATCAAACTTAAGGTGTAATTCATCACCAACTATAAGATCGGTAGTAGGTCTAACTGTTATTGAATAGTAAGGAACACTTGATCCTACTTTTTCTGTTTTACTAATTGAAACCACATTTTTATCAACTAACTCAATTGGAGTTGAACTTCCGCTATGTTTAAGCATATTTACATAATATCCTGTAAACTCGACATCGCAATCTATCATGTCTGCCATTTTAAGAATCATGCTTCGTACTGTGCTTTCTTCTTTGATTGCAACAGTCTGATCAACAGTTATATCACTTATTCCAGCATAAAATCCTGTATCTTTTAGTAACAAAGTAAGTATCTCTTTTGGTGTTCCAATCGCAGTAAAATAACTTCTTGAAAAGTTACTTAACCGATAAGAAATGTGTTCACAACTAAATTTAATTTTATATAGTCCGTTACTTAAAGCTTTTTGAATTGACACCACATCATAGTACTCATTTTCATATAGAACGGTATAATCAGTTCCATTTACTAAGGTTTCCATTTCATTAGTGATCAGCGTTTCAAAGTTTAAGGTTAGCACGCCTGATAATGTTTCTTTCTTTGTGCATGATAGTATTTTTTCAATGTTAGTAATAAAGGTTCCACTCTTTGTGAAAAGTTCTAATGCCATATTTATACCCCCATCGCACGTTTTAAAGATGCTGTTCTTAAACTTTGAATTCTACTTGTTGCTTTGCTGATTAGTTCACCATCTAGATACAGTGGAACAGTGACTTCTATTGGTGATGTCGTTTCTTCATTTCTTAGTGGCATGCCAACACTGAAATCACCAGCTATAGATTTTGTATCTAGTGTAATATTTTTAATTGCATCTTGAATGCTATTTCTTGTGCATTTCGTATCGATGTTAGTTTCCACATTGATAGATGATTTAGTGGTTAGTTTATTCATAATGTCATTAATGTTTTCTGTTAAATCTTCAGCTGCTTTAATAGGTGCATCATCAGTTTCAATACCACTGCCTAATCCTTGCATCAACATACTACCAACCCATGACATTTTTCTTGAAGGCGATTTGATACCAAAGAAATCAAGTATTCCATTCCATAGTTCTTTTGCCCATGCTGATACTTTATCTTTAATCCAAGTAGCTAAAGATTGAATTCCATCCCATAAACCTTTTACTATGTTTTTCCCGACTTCACCCATACCACTTGTTAATGCACCAAATGCACTTATAATACTGGTGATGATTTGAGGGATATTTTGTGTGATGCTCTTTATAATTTCAGGTAGGTTTTGAATGATAGCTGAGAACAGGATAACTCCCATTCCTATGAACTTATCCATATTACCAACTAAAGCATCAAGTACACCTGTTATAATTTGAGGAATCGCACTTACAATCAGCATGATGATTTGAGGTAACTCCTCAATTAAGCTAATAAATAAGTTTATTCCTGCTTCAATGATCAGAGGTAATGCTTCAAAGATTGCATTTATTATTCCGTTTATAATTAGCGGAATAGCCTCAACTATCGCTGCAATTATCACAGGGAGTGCATCAACTAGCGAAGTTAACAGTTCAATACCTACATTGATGATTTCTGGAATTGATGATAATAAGAAGTTAACCAATGCAAGTATTAATCCTGGTAGTGCTTGAATTAGTATAGGTACAGCATTAAGAATTCCATCTGCTAATCCTTTTACTAGTTGTAATGCAGCATCTAAAATTAAATCTAAATTATTTATCAGTGTATCTACAATCGTAATTAATGTCTTAACAATTGCTGGTATAAGTTCTGGCAATGCACTAGCTATTCCTTCTGCTAGTGTAACTACCATTTGAATGGCTGCTTCTAAGATATCTGGAAGGTTATCAAGTATTCCATTTATCAAAGTTATAAGTACTTCAATACCTGCCTTCGTAATCTTTGGTAAGGCTTTAAGTAATCCTTGTAACAATGTAAAAACCAGTTTATTTACCGTATTCAAAATTAGCGACAGGTTATTAACAATGCCCTTAGCAAATCCAGAAACTAGCGATCCAGAAAGTTCAAGTATTGTCGGCAGATAGTAAAAGATGGTTTTAGTTATTTGTTCCATTGCCAATCCTACTGCTTCACTTACCTTGCTAAAGTCACCGTTAGACTCATTGATGGTAGTTCCAAGTATAGAGAAGGCATCAGTAATACCTGCAGATAGACCAGTAATAGTTGGTAAAAATACACCTTGTATGGATCGTTTTGTACCTTGAATTGCTTTTTCTAAATTATCGTATTTGACCTTATTTATGTTTGAAAGACTGTCGCTTACATCGAGTGTTGCATTTTTCATGCTTGATAACACTGGAATAACACTTGCTTCTAGGTCCTCATATTTAGAGCCAAATAACGATACCGCTATTTGATTTTTCAATAATGGATCTTCGACATTTTCAAGTGCTTTAACTACAGCATAGAAAGCATCCTTTGCTGTTTCACTTCCAGCAGCAAATGCCTCACTCATTATGTCTGCATCCATTCTTAAATAAAAGAATGCATCTTTTGTAGTTGTGCTACCATCTTTTACTCTAATATTAAATTCCTTAACTGCATCACCGACTTTTTGAAGACTAAATACGCCAGCATTTGAACCATTGATTAAGCTTGCTAAAAACTCATCAGATGATAATCCAAGTGCAGAATATTGAGCAGAGAATTCATTAAGGATACTAATTAAATCACCATTTTTGTCTGCACCTTTTTGTGCACCATATGCTATTAAGTTGTAGGCTTCCTCAGAAGTGATACCAAAATTCTTCATCAAGGATGACACAGCTTGTGCAGATTCTTTTAAGTCATACCCAAATGTATCACGTAATGCAAATCCTGATTCTGTAGCTTTCTGAAGTTCATCACCCATCAAACCAGTTGCTCGACTGACTGCTGATATTCCATTTGCTACATCTTCAAGGCTATCTCCAAAGTTATGTGTATAAACACTTTGTGCGATTGATCCTAGTTTTTCTATTTCGTCTTCTGTCGCACCAGTAGATGCAGCAATTTGATTTATTGCTTTGTTATACTCATCGCCAAGTTTTACAAGTTGAACACCTGTTGCAATAGCAGCTGCTGTAATTGCTGTCATCGCTGCTGCAAGAGCGACTCCCATTGATTTAGCAAAACCACCAAGTTTAGAAAACTTATCGCCTGCTTCATCAGCTTTATCGCTACTGTCCTTTAATGAGTCTCCCAAATCATCAGAGGCGGCACTAGCATCTTCAGTAGCCTCACTACTATCTTCAAGAGTGTTATTGTTTTCTTTCAGCTCTTTAGTCATGCCATTAAGTTCTGCTTGTGCGTTGTTTAGCTGAACTTGCCATGCTTTTGTTCTCTTATCATTTTCACCAAAAGAATCTGAAGCATTTTTTAAAGCCGACCTTAATGTTTCTATTTTTTGTTTTTGTGTATCGATTGATTTTTGCAGTACTTCATTTCTAGCAGCTAAAGCCTGCTCTGATTTATCTTGCTTATCAAATTGACTCTCGATCAGCTTCATTTCAGAGCCTAAAACTTTAAATGATTGATTGATCTCGACTAATTGAGCTTTAAACTCCTTTTCGCCTTCGATTCCAATTTTTAAACCAAAATTATCAGCCACTTGCTTCACCTCCTCTAGATACCATCAGGCAAAATTTCATCAATGGAATGTTCTACTTTTGGCTTAGAGAAACCTATAAATTGTTTGTGACATTCCCATAAGTCTAGTAAAAAACCAAAAGGCATTAACCATACTTCGTCCTGTGTGAGGTGAAGGTGAACAATGCCGTAATATAAAAGACGAGTAAACAATTCTTCATCACTTACTCGTCCTGTGCGTTTTTTGATGGATCTTCACTCTCAACGTTTCTTTTAGTACCTTTTAATAATGCTTCAGTAATAGCATCTTTAAAGTTTCCAAGATCATTTGGCGTTGTTAATAGTTCAACTTCATCTTCAGTTAATAGATCCTTTTCATTTCCTTTGTTTCTTAAGTTATGAATCAATATCGGTTGATTAGCAAGAAGTGTAATTAAATACACAACTTCCGATAATGCAGCATCAAAGTTTTCACTATTTAAAAGTTTATCGCCAAGTTTATCTAAGCCACCATATCTTTTTGCTATTTCTTTTGTTGCTTTAGTAGTTAGTAGTAACTCAAAGTCTCTACCGCCAATACTAATAGCGGTGCTTCTTTCATCAGCCATTTTTTTATTCCTCCTGTTGAACTGGAATTCCAGCATAAGTTGGCTCGTACACTGCATCATACCAATCTTCGATAATTGTTTTAGTGCTCTCAGATTCTGTTACTTCAGCTTTCCAAGGGTGCTTAAGTGATGTATCTGGTTTGTTTCTTCTTAAAATCGTACCTTCGATAGTTGGTGTTGAGAATGTAATACCATCACCTTTGGTAGCTAGGTTTGTCGCTGGGATATTAAACAACACTCTGTATAACCAAAAGTACTTATATTTCCCATTAGATTTCTTAGCTCTAAACCCAATTGCTACAGGATTTGCAGTATCGTTTTCACCAGAAATCAGTACTCCGTTATTATCAACTACCGCACCTACTAAGTCTGCTACAACGTCATGGCCAATGTCATCTACTGAAAGTGAAATTGTACCACTCTTAAATTCTCTTACAATTTCTGCTTGTCCATCGTCAGCGTAAAGAGTTGCTTCATTTAACTCCACACTTAAGTCAGCAGATATTGCTTTTGCCAGTTGACTAGGCGTACCATAAGTTTCATTACCATTTTCATCTTCGGTAATCTTTGCATAGTACAACTTATCTAATCCGATTGTTGCCATTTTATTGTTCCTCCTCAATGTTAAAATGATCGGCCACATCAATCGTGTAATGATGATATTTGGATTCTTTTTCATATCCGTTATATCTTCTTTCTGTGATTGTTAAGCCGTTTTTTAATAATATTTTTTCCAAACTCCTCTTTATACTAAGGTAGTTTGTTTTTGAATATATGGATATTCTTACTTCTTCGATATCTTGTTCTGGTAAATTATCTGCATAAAGTTCATAAGTTGATGTTACAGGGATTAAAACGATGTATTGTTCAGGTGCTTGTCCAGAAAAAATACCTGTTTCAATTGGAACATCGAGTTGAGAAAATAACGATATGAGTTTTTCAAGAAGCATCATATTTTATTAATTTCCTCCTCAAGTTTATTGATCATAGTATCCATGCATGCCTGTTTGGTCGATCTGACAGCTGGTTTTAGAAAAGGTCTAGCTGGTTGATTATGTTTACCATATTCAATGATGTTTGCTATCATGGCATTTGATTTTCCATCTTTTCTTGGTTCTCTAAATCCAATTTTAATATTGCTATTACCATTTTTATCCACCTTTACTGAACTGACACCTAAAGAGTCAACAAGCTCGCCTGTTGATCTGGATTCGACTTTTGTGTCTCTTCCTACAACGGATTCAAGATTGATTTTTACTTTATCAAAAACAACCTCGCTTCCGCTTTCAAGAACCTTAGTTGTTATCTCATCAGTTTTAGCTCCTAATCTTGATAATTTCTTTAGAAACTCTTCAGGCATTTTGACAGTTGCCTTAGCCATCTACTGGTTCCACCTTTTTTGCTAAAACTTCAATATACATCTTTTTCCCTTTTACATCCTCAATTGAAAATATCTCAAAATCAGAACCAT